TGAACAAGACACGTGAGGACTATGCACGTAAGGATGATGTGAAAGATGATATGCACAATCTTATGGATGCACTCAAAAGATTAGAAGATAAGTTGGATAAGATATTGATTGGAAATAGATAAACAATGGCAATGTTCAAAGGTTTTAAGCCACAAGGATTGCAAAAGATAGCAAGTCGCATGGGTTATGCTGGTCGAATGGAAGAGTTCGATAACTATCTAGAGCAGAATCCTGAGAAGCAACGTGAGATGATTACGTATCAAGCCAAAGCACAAGAGATGGCTAATGGTGGTTTATTAAAATTTCAACCTCAAAATCCGGGTGGTGAGACTAGCAAACAAGCTAAGTTTGCACCTATGTACAATCAATTCAAAGAATCAGATTTTTACAAGGACTCACAAAAAGGTATAGGTGCTACTGTAACAGGTGGTGCTATGGTAGATGGTCAGAACTATAACTTTGGAATGAGGAAAGAAGCTGAAGCATATAAAAAATATTTAGATAGTTTAGGTTATGGAACACAGAAAGTAGGAGAAGCAACCTATTATAATACTCCTAAAGCTGTAGCATTTGGTGGTGCTCCTGTAGGTAGACCTTCAGACATGGAACAGTTTCCTATAGCTGATTTTGAACCTATGCCACAGCAAGTAGATACCCCAACAGGATTGCCTAATTATGTAAACCCTATCAAAACGGGGGGTGGTGCAGGTGGTTTAGGTACTCCGGGTGCTAGTGTAATGCAGTATGGCTACAATCCTACAACTAATCAGTACTCTCTATCAGGTGGTGGTAGTAATATTTTTCCTAGAGGATTTGAGTCCTCAATGAGTCCAGACGAACTCTACAAAAAATATCCTAATATAAAAGGTGTTTTTGAAAGAGGTGTTCCCATATCTACTCCCGGTGGAGAAGGTGGGGGTTTAAACGAGCCTTTGGGAATACCAATGGGTCAGATACCTGTAATTAATCCTAGAGACCCTATTGATTTTCAAAAACAAAGATTAGAAGAAGTAAAAGATAGTCTAGCTCCTGAAATATATGATAGATATTATGCAGGGTTGTATGGTGAACTACCGAAGTTAGAAGACCCAAAAGATGCAAACACAACTGGAACTACTAGAGGTCCGAGCCTTGGGTCAACTACTCCTGTAATGCCTAACCCAATAGCTCGTGAAGAATATATGGACTACTTCAGATTGCCTAACGGTGGTAAGTTTGCATACGATAGACGTACACGTATGGCTATTCCTCCGGGTGCAGTAGGAATATCTAAAGATGAATATTCAAAGATACCTGATAAACGTACTGATTTTAATTCATTAGTAGGTGTAGGTCAACCCGTACAACCTGAACAGAATCCGGGAATTAGACCAGAACAAGGTGGCAACATAACTAGTCTTTTACCACAAGCACCTAATCCTTCTGGTCAAAGACCAGTGTTTGGACAAGGTGAACCAGTACAAATACTACAACCGACAGGACCTAATATGGCAACAGACACAAACATAGAAGACTTTAGTGTCCAACAAGCATTGAATCCTACCTTACCTCAAGGTGGTGCTACAGTAGCTGTTGACACACCTGTAACTCAAGCTCAAATGATAGACCCTAAAACAGGGCAGTTAATGAAGCCAACTCCTACTGTATCAAGTGCAACACTAGCTAATACATCTATGTCTACAGCACCTACAGCAACCCCAGCATCTACAATGGATGCATCTTTATCTAACTTAAATGTTACACAAGCACTGCAACCTATTCAATCTGCACAAGGTTCAGTTAGCCAACAAGCACAATTAGATGCACAACAGCAGACAGCAAGTAAAGTATCCGAGCTAAAAGCTGCTCAAGGCACTGCTACTCTTATGCAGAATCCCGTACAAAGACAAGTACAAGCAGGTGAGTTGATAAGTGGTGGTGTAGCTGATGCACAGACAGCATCTACCTATGCAGAACAGATACAAGCTGCTGAAGCCACTCCCTCTGCACAAGCAACAGTACAAGGACAGTTAGCAAACTTAACTACTAACTTCGATGCATCTAATCCACCAGCATGGGCGGCAGGAGCATTAAGAGGTATACAAGCACAGATGGCTAACAGAGGTTTAGGTGCTTCATCTATAGCCGCACAAGCTATGGTTCAAGGTGCATTAGAATCAGCATTGCCTATAGCACAAGCTGATGCAAACACAATAGCATCATTTGAACAAGCTAACTTATCTAATAGACAACAGAGAGCTATGTTATCTGCACAACAACGTGCTACATTTATAGGTCAAGAGTTTGACCAAGCATTTCAGACACGTGTTCAGAATGCTGCGAAGATAGGTGATATAGCTAATATGAACTTTACTGCTGAACAGAATATAGCATTAGAGAATAGTAAAGCTGTTAACACAATGGGTTTAGCAAACCTATCTAACAATCAAGCTATGGTTATTGCTGAAGCATCTGCTCTCGCTAACTTAGATATGTCTAACCTAAATAACAGACAACAAGCTGCTGTACAGAACGCACAATCATTTATGCAAATGGATATGGCTAACTTAAACAATAATCAACAGACAGATATGTTTAAGGCTCAAAGTATTGTGCAAAGTTTATTTAATGACCAATCAGCTACAAATGCTAGTAATCAGTTTAATGCTACATCACAGAATCAAACAGACCAATTCTTTGCTAACTTAGCATCCACAGTTGCAAACTTTAATGCTGAACAATCTAATGCAATGTCAAGATATAATTCAGGTGAGTTAAATGCATTAGAACAGTTTAACTCTACTATGAAGAATCAGAGAGAACAGTTTAATGCACAGAACAGATTAGTTATTGACCAATCTAACGCACAGTGGAGAAGACAAGTTGCTACATCTGATACTGCTACTGTCAATAGAGTTAATGAATTAAATGCTAGAGCATTAATAGATTTATCAACAGGTGCATATAATAATTTATGGCAAGGTTTCAGAGATGATATGGAGTTCTCGTGGAAAACAAATGATAATGCCCTAGAACGTGCTAAAGATATTACACTACGTAGAATGCAAGATGAGTCTACCGTGGCTGCTGCGGCATTAGCAGGTGACCAAAAGATGGTAGATAATTTAACAAATGGTTTACTAAGTCTAGCTACAACAGATACGGGTAATACTATGGTAGGAACAGCTTTTGATTTTGTTTCTGGTATTGATTATGGTAGTATATGGGATACAGGTAGCAAGTGGTTAAGTGACTTATTTTAAAAGGTGTAATAAATGATTGATAATAGTGTAATTAAAGCTTATAATAGGATAGACAGTTTTACTAAAGGTATTGATAAAATTAGTAAAGAGGGTCTCCCTAAAGAATTAAAGAAACGAAAAAGTAAAGAAGGTAATAAAGGTTTACTATCTAGAAGTAATGATATGAAGAAGTATAGTCAACCTGAAAGTATGTCAACCGATGAATCAATACAACAACAATCTCTTGTTATAGGTTATGTAATAAGAATACGAGAAGCTTTTGAAGAGGTAAAGAATGGAAGAACTACCAATACAAAATCCTAACGCAAACTTTGCAGGTCCTATTCCCGGAGCTTCTTTAACAACAGAAGTAGGAAACAGACCTTGGGAGAATCCACCTAAAGAATCTAGTTTAGATAAAGTAATTAATAATTATTTAAATAGATTACAGAATCCTAATATTGTATTTCCTATATTGGATGCAATAAAGTATGGAACATCTATAACAACAATAGTAGAATCTGTTATCGAAACTGCTGTTATGGAAGGCGAACATACTATTGATATAGGTGTCTTAGCATCTCCTGTAATAGTAGAATATTTAAAACAGGCATCTGAAGTGTCTAAAATTAATTATAAATTATCTGCTCAAGATATTAGAGAAGCAAGAGAGCCTAAGAAGATAGACGATAGATTATTAGAAGAAGTTCTTAGAGAAAAGAAAGAACAAAAAGATTCTCCTATGATAGATGAATTAGAAGCTTCAGCTAAAGAGATTAAAACATCTAGTAAAAAAGGTTTAATGTCCAAAAAAGAAAACATAGAGGATAGTATAGATGGCAGGAATTAATATATCTTGGGATAAAATATTTGCACAAGCTGTTAGTACGGGTGTTAAGAAGTTAGGTGACGTTGCTGAAACAACAGATGCAAACATAAAAGCTGAATCAAAGGCTAGTGCAGAAGCATTTGCAGAAGCTAATGAACAGTATACTAATGAAGTGCAAGATAATAAAAAAGCACTATCTAAAGAAGTAGATTCTATTAGTGATTTAGTTGGTGGTGATGTAGGTAAAATACGTACTATAATGAGAACATATGGTAATGCAGATGTTGTTTCACAGCTACAAAAAGATTTTGAAAAATATCAAACAAGTGCTACTTTTGAAAAAGCAAGAACAGGAAAAGAAATTAAATTTACATCACTTAAAGATTATATAAATGGTAAGTTGACTAAAACAGGTACAGCTTTAGTTAGTGATAAAGCAGCAGAACAAGCTTCAGATGAAACAGCCATAGCAGGTAATGAATTAGATATACAACAAGCTGAAAAGAAAGCTAAAGACATGGGTGTTTCTCTTGAACAGTATCTAAATACTCAAGCTAGAAAGTTATCAAGTAGACCTGCATTTAGTATTGAAGGAAAAGCCGCTAGACTTGTTGAGGAAAGTAAAGTCGGTGCTTTTGGTAAAACACTTACTATGGAAGAAGCTAGGAAGATGGTTACTGGTGGTCAGAAACTAGGTGGAACAGAAGACGAAACAGATTTAGGTGATACAGGTTTTGCTTTAGAAAGAGAAGGTGGAATAGGTGCTAGGGAATTAGCCACAATACTCAGTGAAGCCAATCAATCTAATATAGAAACAGGAGTTGTAAATACAGAAGCAGAATTACGACCATTAAGAAATGATATAATAGCTAATTTACCAGATAAACTAACTACATTAATTGGTGATGGCTCAAACAATAAAAAAATAAAAAATATAAATTCTGATTCTGTATCGGCTATTGTAGCTGCAATTGATAAAAAATTAAAAGTAAGTAAAGACAAAAAAACTATTGGTATGTTAAATCAATTAAGAAAAGAGTATTTAGGAAAATTAGATAAACCAAAAAAGAAACCTATGGAATTGGAAAAGGCTATTGAGAAGTTGAGAAAAAACCCAACATCTGAAGCTATTAAATTTTTTGAAGAAACGTATGGAAAAGAAAATTTACCAAGTAATTTAACTAAATCAGATGCAAATAAAAAAGAAAATGTGGTTAAAGAAAATGTAGTTAAAATAAATGCTGTTACAAATACTGCTCCTGATAAAAGAACTTTGTCTAAGTCTGAACAGTTAGAGTGGGATAAAAAATATGGTAAAACTCACTATCCTAATGGAAGACCAAAACCACAATCTCAAATTGATTATGAACAAAGAGTTAGGAGCTAATGGTTGAATTAAACTCCAATCCTTTTCTTGTAGAGGAGGAAGAAGAAAACGAAGACATAGAAGATAGCAGTGCTGTTAATCCTTTTCTTATAGAAGAGGACAGTATACCTGATGAATCTACAGTAGCTGAAACTCAAGAAAACATTAATCCCTTTCTTATAGAAGAGGGTTCTGAAAATTTAACAGACAAAACTACCACACCCGTCTTTACTCCCCCAAAAGAAAAACTTACATATGAACAATTTAAACAATCACCTGAATTGGTGGCTGCAGCTATGCGTTTTTCCAAGAACAGATTAGGATATGACACCATATCTGAAGAGGATGCTATTGATGAAACAATAGAACACTTTAGACAATTCAAAGTAAATGAATTAACAGCAGGTAAAGATTGGGGTTACACAAGTGCATTGGTGGCAGATGGTAAACGTGACCAAATAAATGATTACAAGTCTTTGTACAGAGCTACTGAATCACTAGAAGATTTTAGTGGTGGTGTTCTGCAAACCATTGGTGATTATGCTGGAGGTATTGCTACTGCACCATCTACACTTTTAGGATTATTGCTTCCGGGAGGTGGTAAGCTTTCGGGTGTGGCCGCACAGCAACTAGCCAAACTAGGTGTTGGTAAAGCTATCGCTGGATTAGCAGCTAGACCTATACCAACCATAGTGGCTACAGAAGCTACAGGAGCAATAGCACAAGATGTGGCGGCACAAAAAAGTTTAATGGCTGTAGAAGAACAAGACGATTATGATTTTGGTCAAACTTTAGCTAGTGGCGTAATTGCAGGTGGAGGTAGTGCTATAATTTCTAGTGTACCTTTATATTATGCAAAAAGATTAGCTTCAAAAAAGTTTAGTTCTAAAATGCAGACAGATGATTTACTAGAAAAATCTACTAAGGCAGTAGAAGAAAAGGTGGCAAAAGCTGAAGAAGCAGCTAAAGCGACCATAGCATCAAAATCTACACAAGCAAATGATGTTAAAGAAAGTTTAAAAGCTTTAAATGAAGAGAATGTAGCCGCAGGTAAGGCTACTATGAAAGATGTAGCTGATAAACAAGGGGTAGATGTTCCTTTAAGGGTAGCTGTAACACCTGATAAATTAGATAGAGTCACAGCTGCAGCAGTTGATTTGTTAGAAATAAGTGGTGGTTTAAAAAAGTTTGATAAGTTCAATAAAAAAGGCGAGGTTACAGGACAACAAACTGAAAGAATTACTGAAGCTATCTCACGTGTTATAAGAGATACTACTGAAGGAAAGGGAGATGATGTTGCAGAAGCTCTTGCTAAAGACTTTGGTACTACGCTAGAAAAATATAATTTAACAACAGATGATTTTGCAAATGTTTTTATGTCTGAGTTTTCAGAAGCTGGTAGGTTATTACAAAAAGCAGGTGCTTCTAAAAAAGAATTAAAGAGACTTATAAGTGCTATGGATAACACAGCCTTCTCAGATATATTCTCTTTAAATGATAATGTTGTTGATGTTTTTAAAAAATCAAAAGATGCATTACAAAAAGATGGCAATGATAGTTTTCTAAAAATATTTGATAATGGTGCTGTTGTAGGCTCTCTTAGAAATTTAGATGCTCTACGTTTGGCTTCTATGACATCACAAGTTGGTACAACGGTTCGTAATACGGTTGGTGGCTACACTCGTGTAGGTTTTGATGTTTTGAATCAAGCTTTTGATGAGGGTATACAACGGGTTGTGTCTGGTTTAAAAGGTGAAAAGCTAACTAAAACAGGTGCAGAATCTTTTAGAGATATATTTTCAGTTGCCTATGGTTTAATAAATAAAGAACAGTCGATTGCTGTTGAATCTATTTTTGCTATGGGATTTCAAAATAAAGCACAAAAATTATTTAGGCAATTAGCTGATTTAGAAGACTTAACGGGTGTAGGATTAAAAGGTAAGAAACAACCACCTAGTATGCTAAGTAATTTAACTACACGAGCTGGTAGAAATTTAAATGTGTTAAACACACTATCTGATAATATGTTTAAACGTGCAGCTTTCATGGGTGGTTTAACTAGAGAGTTAAGTAAACTTAAACGTATTAAGATAGCTTCAGGTAAAACTGTGGATGATTTAGATTATGATTTAGTTAATATAATGAAGACTGGTAGGTTCAATGAAATATTTGGAAGTAAAGGTGGTCAGAAAGCTTTAGACAGAGCTATTGAAGAATCATTATACTTTACATATCAAGCATCTCCAAAGAGTCCTTTAGGAAATTTATTGATACAAGGAGCAAACAAACTTCCTTTTCTTACTACTTCTGTAGTACCATTTCCTAGATTTTTAGCCAACGCTATGCGTTTTACATATGAGTATTCACCTATATATTTACTAACTAGTGGTAAGGTTAGAAAAGAATTAGCAAGAACAGCAGGCAAAGAAAGTGAAGAGTTTGGTCTTAGGACATATACGGAAACTGCAAAAGGATTAACAGGTCTAGCTTTTTTGTTTGCGGGTCAAGCATTTAGAAGCTCTGAATATGCTGGTGAGAAATGGTATGAGGGTCAAAGTAGTGAAGGGAATCCTTATTCTTTGTTACCTTTTTTTCCTGCAGCACCCTATTTATTTTTTGGCGATTTGATAGCTAGGGCACGTAAAGGTGAAGATGTTATAGACAGAAGAACATTTAAAGAAACCATGCAAGCTGTTACAGGTATGCAAATGGGTAAAGCTGGATTTGGTTTGTATGCAATGGACAAGTTGGTAGATGACATAGGTAATATATTTGAAGGACAAGATGAGGATGCAGCTTTCTATGCTATAAAAAAAGTAGCATCAGAATTTGCTTCTAACATTATATCAACATATACAATGCCTTTAACTCCAATACAAGATACGTATAACACATTTCTTGCTCCTGATGATGAAAGAATAATTAGAGATAATAATATAGAAGATTTAAGTAGTCTTATAATAGCTAAGTCATTAGCTCGTATTCCGGGAAATTATGCAATAGAAAAAATGCTAAAGGAATCTTACGGCACAGAGTATGAAATACCAAAAGCTTATGAATCACCAACTAGAAAAGGTTTACTTAGAAGGATAACACCTATAACTAGACAAGTTGAAGGTAGATTATATGGAGAAAAGAAAACACCTATAGAGAAAGAATTAGATAGATTAAAGATAACAAAAAGTGATGTTATGAAAAGAACAGGTGTTCCCGATGCTGATAATTTACTTGGATGGTATATGGGTGAATATATGATTGATATAGTTCAACCATTTATAAAAAGTGATTTATATAAAAGTTTACCTGAAGAAGTTAAAAAGGTTAGATTAAAAGAGGAAATAATAAGAGTTCGCAAATCGGTAGTAGACCAAGCAAGGAATACTATAGTTACCAACAATAGTAATAAACAAACACGACCAATGACACGTGTTAGATTTCTAAAGCTACCTAAGATTTATAGAAAAATAGCTATGGATACCTATAATGCCGACCCTAACTTAGGAGAGCCTACTTCACTAAAGGATTATGACTACGAAATATTATATTTAATAGCTAAAAAACTAAGTAGGGGAAAGTTACGAAAAATAAAGTTTGAATCTGTAGATATAATAGACGAACTCAACGAGGAAGATGAAACTCTAGATAGCATTAAAGAATAACTATCGCCTATCCCCTGAACCTTGAAGTGTGCCTTTAGCTTTTCTTTCTTGTAACTTCTGTAGGTTCTTTTTCATTATCTCATTTAATTCAACACCTAATTCACTTGCTAGTACAGCACAATACCAAAGAACATCACCTATCTCATAGGCAATAGCTTCTTTATTACCCTTCCCATCTCTGATAATCTTCTTTATCTTACCAGCAACTTCCCCAGCTTCACTTGTCAAACCTAACGCTAAATACTCTAATGCTTTTTCTTTAGGGAATATTGCTGTAGTCTTTGCTAGTCTCTCATACAAATCAGGAGTTATAACTTCTGTAATTACTAATTTATCTTTCATATATTTTATTGCTTCCTCTTCAATCTTCCACATCTTTGTTATCCTTGAATGCCTTTATAACATCTGAAGAAAATAACTTCTGTAAGTTAACTAAATACATTTTAGATGCGTTATGGTCTCCACCTGAAACTGACCTCTTGTAATCTAAGTTGTCAATTATTTTCTTCAGACTATCTGTTTTAAATACTAAAGTGCAAAATGTATCATCATCTATACACAAGTTATGAAACCAATAATCTGATTCAGTGGCTGCTATACCACTAGGTTTACCATAACTTTCATATTCAATGGCTATGTTGCCCGTCTTTTGCCACATACCTCTTTCACTTTTAACTTCAATCTTTTTATCTTGAAGCATATCAGCTACTTGTTTTTCTCTTACCTTTCCATATTCTAAATCTATATCAAACTTTTTTCTATCATCGGTACATGGCTCTAGATGCTCCATGCTACTTTTTGCCCTTAGTAGTCTCTTCTTCTTTTTGTGCAGGTCTCTCAAAGAATCTTACTAAGTTATTTAGTTTACCATTCTCATGCTCTAATAAAGATAACTCTTTTTCTATAGTTTCTACAATAGAAGGATGGTCTCCAATACCTACAGGGTTAGTCATCATAGCTTCTATATTAGCTATATGACCATTTATCTGTCCAGATATCTTGCTCTTCAAGGCTTGTAATATCATTTCTCTCATTTACTTCTCCGTTTAGGTTTTAAATGTAAAAACTCTCGTATGTGTAGCTTCCTACCACGAAAGAAAACTATTAAGTTTATTGTTGTATTAATAGAGATGGCAATGAGTAACCACCACTGCCACCATAATATTTCATTTGTTGATTCTACCATTAACTAGCTTCTATGTCAACCATTTCACATGCATCTGCTGTACAAGCTAACTCTCTGCCACCTGTTGTGGTGTCTTCTTTCTCATAGTCTGCTAACTTAGACCAATCAATTGCTGTAGGCATTTCCTTGTAGGCTCTCTCATACTCTTCACCTACTATATCTTGATAAGGTGCTTGTGCATAAGTATGGTCACTAAAAGGTAAGAAAGATATACCTGATACTTCATCAAAGTTTTTGTATACCCATGCTCCTACTTCCATCCACTCATCTTCTTTAACAGAGATAGTAACAGAAGGCTTGTGCTCACACCAATGTCTCTGATATAATAACCAAAAGTCTAATTGCTGTATAGCTGTCATTTCTGTTCTAGTCATTGCACCTGATGGTGATTTCATAGGAAAACTAAATACGGTTGTACTATCAGGCTTCATAACACATGGCTCACTAGGTATGCCACTATCTTGCATAAACTTTGTTAATGGGTCTTTGTTATCGCCACGTACAGTTCTAATGTAATAATCATTATGTCTAGCATGAATACCTGAAGCACTATCAACTAATTGACTAACTGTACCACTAGGTTTGACACAAGTTATAGCAGTTGACTGTGGTATGCCTAAATCTTTAGCCATCTTCTTATTAGTTTCTACTGCTACATGTCTTAGTTGCTCCAACACATCTCCTAATTCATAGTAGGTATTATTTAATACTGGGCAATCAAGGATACCAGTTAGGGAAACTCCTAATAGTCTTTCTTCCTCTGTATTATCTTTCCATACCTTACGTAAATATTTAAAGTCTGTAAGTGTAGATTGGAATGTACCAAGTATAGTAGCTATTCTAACCTTTTCTTTTAATGTATCTACAGTATCTGTAACACGTGCTACTACTTCAGTTAAGTTACAAAACTGATATGGTCTAAGTATAATCTCTGAACAAGGATTACAACCAAAGTAATGGTCAGCACTACGTCTACCATTCTCTAATGCTTTTACTTTAGCTGCTTGTCTATTAAATATACCACGTTCTCCTGACTTAGATTCATATAAAGATGTCCACTCTCGCATGAATGTACCCATCTCAGGCTTACCTTTAAATGCCACAGAGTTATTGGCTAATGCTCTTTGACCTTCATTCTCCCACCATTGACCTGACTTGGCATGTCTCATTTGGTCATCACCTAAGTTAGACAATGAGATAAGAGCAGAACGTCTTACTCCACCTACAACTACAACTTCCCCTATCTTACACATTAAATCGTGACACTCAATAGGAAATAGTCTTCTGCCTTTAGCACCTTGAAACTTAGATATACAAAATCTAAATAACTCTTCTAATGGTGCAGGTCCTGATGCTCTACCACCAAATGTTTTTAGTCTTGCACCTGCAGGTCTTACTTGCGATGTATCCCATGTAGGTACTTGTCCTACATAGAGCATGGCAATGAGTTCTCTCAAAGCTTTTGCCCATCCGGGTCTACTATCTGCGACATGTATGACCGTAGTGCTATCTTCAAAATGCTCATTAACGATAGGTAACTTGTCTACGTTTTCTCTTTCTACAGAGAAACCAACACCTGTTCCACACATAAGTATATACATACATTCATCAAAGCTACGAGGACTATCTACAGGTATATAGCTACAGTTATAACCACCTACATGACATCTATCTAATGCAGGTCCTGATGTCATTAAGGCTCTCATACTTGGCATAACACCTAAGTTCATTATCTGTGTAGATAGTTTTTCTTTTAAGGCTTTAGTTATAGTATAGTTATAATTCTTCTTTAAATGATTTTCCATATAATCAAAATATCTATCGACTGTCTCACCCCAATTCTCTCTTCTTTGGTCATCTTCTCTCCACCTTGCATAGCGAGAGAGTGCTATAAAGTTCTGATAGTCTGTTGGTAGGTAGTTGCTTAACATTTATGTCTCCGTAATTACTTTTAGTTTTGTTATTTTTGTTCCATCGATATCGTAAAAAAATTCTCTTGTGTATTCCTCAAAGTCTTCTGTAACATCCCCATCAGAAGGCACAGCATATTCATCAGGGTCAACAGATATAGTGCATATTATTTTAACTTTTATCATCGTGATGCTCAATTAATTTATTAAGATACCATTGTGCTTTCTTTAAATCTTCTACACCATTTTTGTATCTATATCTCCATAGGTATTTAACTATATTACCTTGTAGATAATAATCAAAACCATCAACTAACATAGCTTCTAATGCATCTATAGTTTCAATACCAGCTTTGTTGTAGTGAACAGGACTATTAACCATATCTTCCATTTGAACATTATCAGACTGTTTATCAGCTTGGTCTTTTCTCATTTTCATATACTCCATATGTCTTAGCACTTATCAGACTTTCCAAAAGTTACATTGATAACATTATCTGCATAAGTTTTTTTTATCTCTTTATCTTTATGGTCATCTTTATGTTCTTTGTCAAATACATTTACTACATAATCATTTATCTTATCTCTAAATGTAGGCTCAATCTCCATAAAGTTTAATGTAGAGCAGAGCATCTTGCATATATGTTCTACTTGATAATAATCATCATCATCTAATGGATTATCTAAATTAGGCATAATAGCTAATTCAATACCACCATTCCATTTACCCTTACTATTTAGATGAGGATTTACCTTGATTATAAAATCTTCTGGTAACACAGTCTTACTAGTAGTTCGTGAGTCTTTTGCCATACTTTGTTTCTCCTTTTAACTTTCTTCCTATAAACTTTATTCTTTTAGGGTGTTCATCTTTACCTTTTTCTTTTAACCAATCTTCTGGTATTATTCTATCATAATATCTAAAGCCATATTTAATACACCATTGTGCATATGTTGACTTTGCTCCCTTACTTAATCTAGAACGACTATTAGTAAATACAAATCTAATATCTAGAGTAGGATGTTGTTTTTTTATAGCTAAATGTTTTCTTCTATCTGCTGCTAAAAATCTACCTTTAGTTTCTATGATAATTCCGTTGTACAATATAAAGTCAGGAGTATAACTGCGATAGGCTAAATCTTCCCACTCTATTTTAATACTTTCATAAGAGTAATCACATTTATTTTTCTTTAGATATAAAGATAGTTTATATTCTAAACCACTTCTATATCCATACTTCCTAGCTTGTTTACTTACTTGATATAACTGCACTTATTCGCCTTTTAACCTAACATACTGAACCATCTTTGGTTCTTTGGCTTGAGACATTTGTGCAGGTAGTTCTCTTAATGTAGGGAAGCACGAGTTTCTGTAGTCACAGAATTTACAGTTTGTATTAAGAACAACATTACCTGTAGGAACTTTACGAAAGAACTCAGGTTGTGGCTCAAAACATCTTTTAAATTCTTTCTGCTCTGCTGTAGCAATAGTTTTCTTTATAGTATTAAGTTCTTCTTCTAAGTCCATATTACTTGCTGGAACATACTTAAATTGACCATTGGCTTTATTAACAACCCACCAACCACCTACCTTATGTCCTGATGCTTTTGCGTATCCCGCTAGTTGTCCAACATAACCAAAACTATCACCATCTTTTAATGTTTCATATGATTCAAACTTATTTCTATATGACCAATCAGATGCTGATTTAATATCATCAACTGCATCATTCATAACAATATCATATGTACCTTTAATAGTTCTATCTTTATCTAATTTAAGCTCTACCTCTGTATTATCTTTATATGTTACGCCTGCTTCACTAAGTAAACCTTTAAATACAGATTCAACAATATCACCTAACATCATATTCATCACGAAGGTAGTAGGTTTAGGTAATGCTTTTTCAGGATGATTTTTTTGAAACCATAGTTGGCAAGAAGGTCTGCCTATATTAGACATTCTAAATCTAAACTCTTCTCGTTTGTTACCACCAGCAAATTGACGTTTCAAAGCATCTTTAATTTCTTCTCCTATACGTTCTATAGTAGAATCACTCATCTTAGTTTTACCATGAGTTGCATCTTCAAGATACTGATGAATCGCCAATTCTGCTGGATGGTGCATTATGCTACCTCTTCAGAATTATCTATATCAATGAAGTCATCTACAGTATCCATATCTTCTTGTGTTATGTTACTGCCTGTCTTTACATTCCACTCATTGATGATGTACTCATTGTAATTCTGCACCCAAGAAACAAAGTCGGCAAACATTGTTTGGTCAGACTCAGTTAATGCAACCTGAGTTGATACATCTAAGCTTGGTAGAGGAAGATAAAATGAATTACCATTAGGTAACTTTCTTTCATCTGTGTTTAGCACAATGTTGTGTTGCACTGGTAGTCTCTTCATTTGTGCTAACTTAGCAAAGGGAGCACCCATAATTTTGAAAGCATCACGGTTATCAATTTCCCAAATAAATGGAGACTCCTGCAACTCAGCAACTTCACCTCTGTCATCGACAGTGTTTTCCAAAGTTATTAATCCAAATATAACACGAACTCTTTTTATTTGTTTTAATAACTCTTGTTGAGTTACTGGTAATGATTTAAAATCCTTTACATAACCTGCGGCTTTACCACAGTTAAATGTACCTTGATTGTCTTTTAAATCTATATTTAAACTATCAGCCATAACAGTTTTATGGTAAGTACCCATTGGCTCACCTGCTTTGGCATTGCTGTTCTTAACAAATCTTTTATACATAAACCTCTGCATAAAGGGTCTGATAGTTGCCGATGAACCGTAATAAGTATTAACTTCAGGTTTGTCTAAGCGATATGTACCACCATTGACTACCTCAACCTTAACTGTCTTACCGTTCACATCTGTTTCACCCATGATTGGAGCATGATTAATCCTCAATCTAGGTAAAGTATTGCTCTTCTTCGGCTCAGAAGAACTATCTCCTGCGATACCCATAGCTTTTGCCATTGCAGCATAGTTATTTGTATCAATAGTTATTAAATCACTCATATGTGATACCTCTCTTTCTTTAAAGTTTTATAGTTATATCATGCCACATCTTTTGTGTCAAGCCAATTGTCACCTATTTTTGCTTCTAATAGTAACGGTACATTTAAATCAATATGAAACTTACTCTCAATCAATTGTTTTAACTCATTATTTATTTCTTTTATCAAATATATTACTTGATTTATTTCTTCAGGATGTACATCAACTACTACAGAATCATGCACACTATTCACTATACAAGACTTATAAGTTTTAAACTTGTCTTCCATATGCATTAAAACTAATGGCACTATATCAGCAGTAGCAAATGATTGTACAGGATAATTCTTTATCTGCGTAAAGTTTGTAACACCACCATTAGTTAATCGTCTAATATCCGGGAACGCAAACTCTCTGCCTGAAGGTGTAGTAATCATACCAGTATTCATAGCTTCTGAAGCCAATCTGGTGTGCCATGATTTAATTCCTTTGTATTTTTCTGTAAAGTGCTCGTAGTATTTTGCTTCGGCTTGTGTTCTACCAAATCCTGTTGCTCCGTAGAGGGGTGCAAAGGTGTGTGCTTTCGCATCTTGACGAGTAGTCGGTTGACCCGCATCTGTAATAACTTTAGACGTATACGAGTGAACATCAAAACCAGTAGTGACTTCTTCAATAGCAACTCCATCTTGTGACAAGTAAGCAGCAACTCTAAACTCTAGTTGTGCAAAGTCAGCTTCTAAAACTTTACCACCTTTCCATCGTGATATAAATACTTTCTTAACAGGGAATGTACCACCTCTAGGCATGTTCTGCATATTAGGGTCAGCACCACTAAACCTTCCAGTAGAAGTTCTATGTTGTAATAATCTAACATGTAACTTACCATCAGGCTTCATATAAGTATTAATGCCTTGCACAAAGGAAGAGAGGTATGTATCTAATGCTGATAATCTTTGTATGTCATGTAAGAAACTATATGCTGTGTCAGAATCACTTCGTTTAGTAACGTGCTGTAAAACTTCTAACATCTTTTTATTCACACTAAAGCCATTAGCACTAATCCATTTTGCATTTGTTGGATTAAATTTAAGACCTGCTATTTCTCTAGTAGGAGCAAAAATGTAGCCAAGGCTATTGCAAGTAGCACATTTGGGTAACTTAGCGTAAAGAGTTCCATCCTTCTTAACCTTTCTTATTGTTCCTGTTCCATTACATGCTTTACACATAACTGCCACGGTCTTGTAAACAATATCAGAATTTTCTTTTACTTTATGTTTAAATTCATCCCTACTCATGTAAGGAGCAAAGTTATTCATCCAAGTTGTTTTGTCTTTTGGTTTTCTACTATATATAATCCATGACATTTGTTCAGGACTATTAAGATTGATTGGTGTATCACCCATAAGCTGATGTACTTGCCTAGTCAATCTCTCTTCTATCATAGTCTTTTCTTTTTCAAACTCTTCTCTAACTTCATTTAACTTGTCTACATCAACAGTAAATCCAGTTTGATATATTCTAGCTAGTGTTAGTGCAACACGATTAGTTAATAAGACAGTATCCATTAAACCTGAATACTCTACTGTATTTAACTTTTTATATAAGGCATCAGATAATTCTTGAGTAGCTTTTAAGTCAGCCGAAAGATAATCAGATAACTCTTGTTTAGGTATCTCATCTATAGGTACTTTATTTTTAAAGTATTCTTTCATAGTGTCTTGTTTCTTAGTTGCTAACTCATATCTGTTTGCACAAGCTTCTAATGATAGAGGTTCTTTTAATCCACGTTGAAGAATGTATTCCCCTAACATGGTATCAAAGATAGGACCATCATAATTTAAGTTACATTCCCATAGCCACATTAAATCATGTACTATGTTATGCCCTATAAGAATAGTTGCTTGGTCAAGTAACTCTTGTACACCTGTAAAGTCATCTCTAAATAAATGCTCTTCACCATTATCTGTTAGACAACCTACCATAACAAGCTTGTTGTCAGTCTCAAATGGGTCAAGATGTAACTTGCCATCTCTATGTGTTACAGTATTCTCTACATCAAGAGTCAGCTTCATGCTGTATACCTCGCAGTTTTATAATCAAGATTACAAGTAACATTACCATGCCAACCTGTCAATTTATTTTTTACAACATTGAGATGCCTTTCAGGACCTTCTTCTTCTTGACCTTCTATTGGTGGATTCTTAGCAATCAATACCATCAAGTCTGCTTCAGCAGCTTTACCAGTCCTACTACCTTCCATCATAGATTGATTAAGTATAACTTTACCTTCTGCTTCAGCAGATAGTTGAGACATATAAAACATAGCACAGTTATGAGACTTAGCTATCTGCCTAGCATATATTGCATTAGCCTTGAGTGCTTCATCGGGTCTAGCAAATCCTTGAGACCTAGCAAACTTATCACCCATGTCTAGTACAACTATGTCAGGCTTGTATGACTTACATACACTCTCTACCCAAGCCATATCACGATTAGATGCATCTTTGATATCTATATGTTTTCGTACTGGACTGTACAACTCTTGTGCTCTCTGTGGATTCTCTTTCACTTGATGCATTGTCATACCTGTCGCTGCAGTTAGATATCTTGCTCCCACTCTATGAGGACCTTCTTCGTTGCACAGTATAATACATCTAGCACCTTGATGTGCAAAGCCACCGGGAGATGCAATCAAACTAGCATGAAAGGATGTCTTGCCTGTATTAGGTCTAGCACCTACTTCAATTAGATGCCCAGCATTCACACCTTCAACTACTCTAGTCAAACTAGGAATGCCAAAGTTCCAACTAGCTTCTAAATCATTCTTGGATAGCAAAGCATCAATGCTTATGTCTTCCCATTGTATATTTAGATTAGGAGTAAAGTCATCACCATACTGCTCCAAAATATTACGAAGAGGTTCAAGTGTAGATTGAGAACCATTGACGTAATCAAAGCCAAGATTAGCAATGTCTTCACCAACAACTTGCTGAAATAGTTTAGATAAAACTTCTTGTGCAACATCTTCTCCCATTGGTTGTTCTCGTTTGATGCCGTTGAACAAAGATGAGTATGCTTGTTTTTGTGCAGTAGTCATTGATGGATTGCCTGACATAAACAATGCTTCAATCTCATCAGGTGTTACTGTTCTTTCGTATGTAGTCATTGCACTATCAAGTGCTTGTTTAATCTTTCTTACATCTTTGCTGAATAATCTGTCTGGACATTTAGCACCTCTATGCTCATCATAGAATGTTTTGTCCATCAGACTTCGTATTAGGGATAGTTCCATGTCTTACTCCTTTGGGGTTAGGAAATATAAATTGTTTAAGTCTTCTTCGTTTCTATACTTCAAATCATCTTTTAGTCTAAGTACTTTTACTTCTTTAACGTAGTTGCGTAATTCTTTTGCAAACTGCATTATCTTATCTAAGGCGTCAGGGTCTAAGGCAATAATTGCTGTTGAGAACTGTGATAGATATTGCTTGTGTGATTCCAATAATGATGTTCCTAGCACAGCTATCCCCTTCCGTGTGTCAGAAGCAACCACAGCTGCACTAACACAATCCTCAACAACAATAGCAGTTGTACCATGTCCTTGAGAATAAGGCAAGTTGTTTTTTCCATATCGTTTCCATTTAGGTTTACTCTTACCTAATGAACGACCTGCACCATCAACAATCTTATTGTCATGTACAATAGGAAACACTGCTCTGTTCTCTTTAACGTCATAGTACAAACTTAATGTGTTAGCAGATAGACCCCACTTATCACACCACTCAGTAATTGCCTTACGATTACCATGTGGAACAACATGTTCCGGGAACTCAAAGATTGTATTATCATCTTCTATCTGCTTACTCATAGCAGTGCGAATATCATCTACAGTGAGAGTAACACGAGAATTGCCAGATAAACTACAAGATATCTTATAGCAATTCCACATTACTGAACCCATATTATTGGTCACTGTAAATGTATTATAACTTTTACAGTTAGGACAATCTAATCTTCTAGACTCTCCTACACTTAACTGTAAATCATTTATATAATTGTATATATTCACTTATATGTATCACTTATATGTATATATAATATTAGCTGTTCGGCACTTGCCTTGTGCTTATAGCAATGGATTCACGGGTTGTCAATGCTTTTTTTGCACTTAGGTAAGTATTTTTCATATATGGCATTACACTATTAGGATTTGCATGTCCTGTAACAGACATTATTTGACCCATAGACACACCAGCTTCAACCATCTCAGTTGTACCTGTTCTACGTAAGTCTGCCAATCGTAGCTCATTAGGTAAGCCTGCAGAGGACATAGCCACTCTCCCTAGCTTGGATATACCATGAAGACTATAAGGCTTGTATGCTCCTCTAATCGCCTTTGGCATAGGTGCAACATATTCTTGGAATCCGTAGTCTTCCTTTTGTTGTACAAGCATAGCTAGTAAATCTTTACTAATGGGAAGGTGAACTGTGGCTCTACGTTTTGATTGCTCTAAGTGTAAAATACCTTTGTCAAAATCTATATACTCAAACTTTAACAATCTCATATCACCAATTCTTTGACACCATTCATAAGCCATTTGTACAATTAAACCTAAGTTTCGTGTTTTAAAATTAGTGTATGCATAATCTAGAAATTGTTTCACTTGGTCTCTTGTCCAAAGAGTTTTTCTAGACTTAGGTGTTCTGCATTTGAAAGTAGAGAATGGGTTACTTTGTACATAACCCATCTCCATTCCGTAAGAGTACATTTTTCTTGATACAGAGCATATATGATTAGCCATAGAAATGCCACGATTTAGCCATACTTCATAAGACTTCTTAGCTTTAGCACCGTTCATATTTTTTAAATATGTTCTTGACAAGTGTTTACTTTCTACAATTGTACTCAACATGTTCTTTATAAAGTATTGATAATCTTGTTTAGATTTATCGGCTAACATATTGAAATCACTAGATAATAAATACTCATCAGCTAAACCTTGTACAGTAGGATTGTTTTGTACAGACACAACTTCAGATTGTTGTTGCAAAAATGCATCAATCAATTTGTTAAATTCATTAGCTTTCTTTTTTGCTATTGACAAATCTGAACCTAAGTTAGTACGTGTGACAATGCCTTCATCAATATATCTAGCAGTAGGATTATATCTGTAAAAAACCATACCGTTTCCATATTTTTGCTCCTGTAAATATCGTGGCAGTTTCTTTTTCATATTGAACTCCCTATGCTGCGACTAATGCTTTGAACTTAGGGTGAGATATCCACTTAGCTACTTCGTGTTCTCTCTGCCACATTGATTCAGATTTGGTATCATTACCAGTATCTCTTAATACAAAACCATTTCTTGTATCAGCATAGCTAGAGTAGTTAGTGAATGCACTGTACAAACTAAATACATTATTACCTCTAGTGTGTGCTTCTTGTGCATACAGACTAGCCATCTTCTCAGCTTTCTTATCAGAAGGAATAATCTCTTTTAGTAGTTCTATTACATTTACAAAGATAGGCATTGGTGTTTCTGCCCACTTCTGTAGATTAGCAGATTGTGCATAGAAGTTTTGTCTCGCATCTTTAAGTTCTTGTATGAACCTATCCATACAAAAGTTAGATGTATTCTTCTTACGTATCTTGTCATGTTCACCACCAACTTGACCATTTGTACAGAAGCTATCTATCTGTCCAAAGAATACTTGATTAGAACAAGAACCATCTACTGCGTGTAGTCCTATTATTCTCTCATGTAAGCTTGTCTGATGCTTGTCTGTCGTGATTAATGACCGTACATTAGGTAGAGTTATATCAACCATACCCCATGCATTGTTACGTGATGAAAAGGATTTGACGATAGCACCCTCTAATTCTTGAGCAGTTCTATTGTCTTGTATAACTTCACCAACTCCTTTGAAGAATTTAGGATGTGATGCACAATTAAAACTGCTACCGACAACACCGATGTATTCTCCAGTATTCTCATTGATAACATATTTCTTCTTGTGAAACTTAGTTGTCTCGAAAGAAACATTAAAGTCTAGGTGGTCTTCAACTGTGATTAAGTTGTCTTTAACTTCTAATATACCATCTAAAGGCATAGCATTCTCCATTTATGTTTTGTTATTGTTAATGTTATAAGGCTTATAAGATTTAATGTCAACTGATATTTAGTTGTATAGTAAGTATTACATAATTACTACTGTAATACAGTATAGTGGTACATATAGATACCGTACTTTACGATATTATATTAACCCCTATGTCCGTAAGGTTCTACATCATTTCCCATAACAATACTACACCCATTGGGTGCAAGGTCACAGTTAGGGTAACTATAACACCCTATATGTGAATCTTCAAAGCGATGAGCTATTTGTGTAGATGCTTCAGCATTGAGATAGTTAGTGACAAAATCATCTATACCCTTACTATGTTCGTGCTTAGTGTAAAGACTTATATGAGGTTGTCTAGCAGTCCACCTACCTGTAGTCCAAAAATATAAGTACTCAATATTGGCTACATTTATAATGTAAACAAAACTAGCTGATTTAACTACATGATAAGATAATTCATGTTTCTCAAGATAGTCAGTAACAAATTCTAAAGATTCATTTGTATCCCTTCTATATATTTTCTTACCCTTAGAATTAGTCCTAACATATTTCCATTCACTTACACTCATACTGTATCTCCATTATGGGAACATTTTTTAATCTTATAGTTTTGCCACCTATTATCGTGATGACAATCGTTATGTTTAGGTAACTTTAAATCAAATATATCAGCGATAAAATATTCAAAGCCACCAAGATTAATAACCTTGTGATAGTCGAGAGGACAATTATCTTGTATGTCATTCACAATATCTTTTAAGTTATTAATTTCTGTGAGCAATCTATCCTTTTGTTGCTCATCTAATTTGTCAATGATTGACATTTTTTTAGTGCTGCTAGTCATACTGCTTCTCCCTATTTGGTGTCTACATAAATTCGTAAACACTTTGATTTATCAATAGGCTGACCTCTCTCATACTTCTGCCAACCTTCTGCTTTCTTGGTCTCTTCATCAAGATACTGACCACGAACTCTCATCTTGTAAGATTCCTTATTTAGATACTCTTTTAGTTGTGCAACGAATGCTTTACCACTAGCATCATTAGGTATCTCACTAAACATTTTTACTTCACCTTTTACAGTAGATGATTTGTAGTAAGCATCTCGCCAATACTCTGTATGAGCAGTTTGTTTATCTAACAACTCATCCTTCTCCTCAATGATACTGAGAAGATTTGTTATTTTAGAGGACAATGCTAAGACTTTATCTTCTTGCTCTTGCAAGTTCTTTTTATATATCTTGTCATTATTCTCAATAGTATTGTCATAAAAGATTGCTTGGTCTTTTATTTTACCCTCTTGAGTATCAATCCTCACTTCTTGTAACAACTGCTTTTGACACTTGGCATATGCTCTAATGAGATATGTCAAATCCATATCGCCAACATTGATAGGCTCATCTTTAGATGATGAATGATGATAGACTGTTAAGTTTTCCATATCACTTGGTAGTCTACCAGTAGAGTTAGTGATTGCATCTATCTGCAAATGTTTTTTTATCTTCATGCTTTTTCTCCTTCTAAGTTTTGCATTTCAATATATAAGGTCATGCCATCTTCATAACCTTCCTTGTAATATTGGTGTGCTTGTTTCGTATCTAGTTTCTTATTAATCAAAGCATCTCGCACACCCTTCTTATATGCTTTGAGTATATCATATTTTATAAAAACGTCTAATGGGTTAGCCATCAAGACACCTTTATAGCTATATAAACACATAGTCCTATGATTAACAACTTGCCATAGTCAAGGTCATACTTAGTACCTTCACCATAATTTTTATGGAACTCCACATTAAAGAAGTCTGTTATTCTATGCCACATTACACTAACTCCTTCCATTTTATTTTAAATATCGTGTTCCAAGTTTCTTGAATCTCATCATCAAGATTACCACCATGAATAAATTCTAGTTGGTCTTTGACATATTGCATACGACATTGGTCAAGTGTCCACTTATCTGTAGCTTCTTCATCAATGAAAAGTATAGGTTGAATTTCTTTCTTACTCATACCTACTGCTTGATAATATAGGATATTAACCAATGCTTTTTTATATCGTGTCTCGTTTGTCATACTTGCTCCTTTGTTTCATTGTGCATTTTATGCCATTGATTATAAGCATCATCATAAGCTTCTATTACTTTGATACTATTAAGTATATGAGCAATCACATCTACTGTCCAACCATTACCAATCATCTTGTATCTCTGTGTCTTAGATACATGATTAGTATAATTATCTGGCATAGTCTGTAATCTCTCACACTCTAATGGTGTCAACTTTCTCCACA